CATTGGAAGGTCTAACATCAGCTTGTGTTTTTCCGGTGATGGATCATAGTCTTCAACTTGATACCGCCCCCAATAGTCAACACTGTCTTTTTGTTTTCTATACAACACAGACAAAATTTTATGCAAGTTTTCTGTTGATTCTTCGCAGTAGCTTTCAAGGTCAACAAATTCGCCTGTTGTCATTTCAGACATATTTGGAATAACGCCATATTTATCATTATTAAACTCAATGTTCTTTTCCATTTTTATCTTAGACGGATCTTCTTTTGTCATTGAAATAATGATATTAGAAATTTTGTCAAGGTCTTTTATTTTAAATTTATTCAGTAGCTTTTTATCTACATTGCAAAACACAGAAACAATGTCAAGTGTTCTTTCATGCTCTTTCTGTTTAAGTTTAAGAATCTGCATAAACTTCTGATACTGTCCAACTGTTATGTCATTCCAACTTTCGGGAACTGTTAATTTAATGTTCTTCATTTTTTATAAATATAAAATTTCATAATTCGTTTTTTATTCTTTGTTCGGCTATTTCAAAATACTCTTTGTCAAGTTCAATACCTATAAAATCTCTGTTTAAATTACAACAAGCAACACCTGTTGTTCCCGAACCCATTGTAAAATCCAGAACTGTTTCTAGTGGTTTCGTATATGTTTTAATTAAATATTCCATTAATTTAACGGGTTTTTGTGTTGGGTGTTGTTTTTTTTCTGTTGTGTTCTTAAATTCTATAATGTCCCTTGGATAATTAATAAATTCTTTTATATATTCGCCTTGTCTTGAAGGTCTGTTTCCTGTTATAGAATCGTGTTTCCTGTTTCCGTTTTTACACTCTTTATTTATTTTTATTAATCCTTGTGGATAATACGTCATTTTTTTGTGTGTGTTTCTTGTGTTTGCAGTAACACCGTCAGAAAATATCAAAACATTTTCTACACTTTTAAGGGGTTTGTTTTTAGCGTTCAAAAATCCGTTTAATTTGTTCTTCTTCCATATCCAATCGTATTTGTAATTCTTTATATTTGACATTCTCAAAGAACTTGAAAATGGTTCAGAACCAAACAAAACGATTGCGCCATTTGGTTTTATTATTCTGTTTAATTGTTCCCACATAGGTTTAAAAGGAATAACGCTATCCCATTTACAAGCGGTAGTTCCATAAGGCGGATCAGTTATTATTGCGTCAATACTTTTATCAGCTATTGACTTCATCACTTCTAAGCAATCGCCGTTATATAGTTTCATGATATATAGTATTTTCCAGAATAAGACACCATTAACTTATTCAAACACACATATCTAACTGCGTCAATGCTGTGATTAAAAGCGTCAATTGGTTTATTAGTAATTTCATTATTCTTGTTTTTTATCCACTTGTAGTTTCTAAACTCTTTAATTGCATTCACACTTCTTTGTGTTATGTTCAGCTTGTGTCTTCGCATAACATCAATCCCAATTCTAACACTGTCCGGTCCTTTTTTTGCACCCTTTATATTTATGTTTCCCATTCGAAAGATCTCTTCAATACTTTTTGGCTCGGACGAATCGGCAAAAATCTCAATACTTCTATCAACACCTAAGTGCTTTATTTTGGTTGCAATGTCTTGGTTAGTCAAACCTTTTTCATAAAGTAGTTCATCAATATACAAATCTAAATCGTGTTTGTATATTTTAACCAATGAAGTAGGATCAGCAGAGAACCCAAAGTCAAGTCCTAGTGCCACCGCATTTGCGTTCTCAGGAACTTTGTCCACTATATTAAATGACGGGAAAATGGTTTCAGTAGCAACACCCCTTTGCCCTTCACCAAAAACCCGCCATAAATTTTCATCAACTTCTTTTAGTCTTTCAATTTCTGAAATTGTGCTTTCTTCTAAAAATGGATTGTCTTTATATGTAGAAATATGAAAGTCCACATCATCTCTGTCTGCGTCAATTATCTGTGTGTATAACCAATGAAATTCATCACTTGGGTTGAAGTCAATAATTATCTTGAATGTTGTTCGCAATGCTAATTGTGTGTATTCGTCAAATGAAAACTCATTGCATTCATTCAAAAACAGAATATCACGTTTACGCCCTCTAACACGCGCAGGTTGATCGACACTTATAAATTCAAAGATATTGCCGTAAAGCTCGTATAATGCACTTGATTTGTTGTGATTTGCTTCACTGTATAGATTTTCATTTTTTAGAATGTCAAAGAAATCCCGCATTGAAGTGCCACGCAATGATGGGAATGTCTTTCTTGCTATTGTAATATACAAACCTTTGCCTTTGTTTTTGTATGCAAACTCAATCAATGCAAGAATTATTGAATACGTTTTTCCACTTCTTGTTCCACCCTGCAACACACATATCCTTTTGCTTGAATTTTTTACATCATAATATGGTTTAGCTTGTTTCATCTTCATAGTCATCATATACTTCACCGCCAATAACATCTTGTTCATTAATCCATGAAGGCGGTGCAATTGACTTGCCACCACTTGTTATGTCAAGTTCTGCTTTTTCTGTATAACCTCTTTTCTTGCCTTTTGTCTTTAAGTAGAAAATTGTTGCAGGTGTTGAGTTGTCTGCTATTTGTTGGTGCAGTTGACTTTCAGCAAAATCCAATGCAACATTCTCAATTTGCTTTACTTGTTCTCTAAATTCTTCATCTTCTTTTATCCATTTATAATACGTGCTTCTTGGCGTGTCTGTCTTTTTACAAGCAACCGTCACCACGCCCAATGACTGTTCTAATGCTTTTAAAAGCGATTCTTTTTTTATGTGTCTACTTTTGTTCATAATTTTTTTCTTTTAGGTTCATTACTAAATGGAACATCTTCTTTATATGTGTCCCATGCAATGTTGTTTCTTTTCCCCTTTATTAGTTTAGGATTTAAATATCTATAATTTATTTTGTGATGTAATCTTCCACCATTCTTTTTTTGTTTTTCTGCATGACATAGTGATGGGAATTGTATAGGTATCACTAATGACTTGTTTAACAATTTACACTCATTGTATAAGTCAGTCAATCCACCTTTCTGTGTTGCAGATGTTGTTTGACTTAAAACCAACCCAGAACCCAGACTTCCTGTGAAATAACCTTCATTCATAACACCAACAAATTGACTTGTGTCATCGTCTTGAACTGCTCTTTCACCTCTGTATATAAATCTTGTGTCCACGAAGGTTGTGTTCATTACTTTTGTTCTAAACATTTTAGTGTCTGGAACACTGAACATATCACCTGTTTGACTTAATCCAAACAAACCAATTTTATGTTTTTTCATAAATTCTTTCACACCTTCAAACACCATGTTTATTTGTTCTATTTCTGCACCCCTTTTATATACACCAAAAGGTTTTATTTCATATAGTGTTGTGTCATCATCACTAACCATATAAAAGTCTATGTCTAATTTTTTAACTAAATCATAAAACATGTTTCTACATTGCCCTGCAGACCTTCTTGATTTACTTGCTCTGTGTATATAGTCATATCTTTTTCTCGACTGTTTCATGTCAAATATGTGCAAGTTGCATTTCAGCTTTTTCATTTCTGTTTTGTATTGCTCAATGTCATCAGTAGCACTGTCAATGATAACGTGTATTTTTTTCGGATCATATCCCTTTTTTATAAAATACTTTGCTGTCTTTACTTTTGTTGGTCTATGATATGAAGGAATTAAAATGTCAATCATAGTTCAAAGTTATCTTCTGTGAAACTTAAAATTCTTAAAAGGTCATCTTCAATGAAACCATTTTGACCATTGTCTGTTAAGACCAACCGCAGTCTTTCAATTGCTTTCTGTTCTTCTTCACTTGCATTGAAGTAGTAATAATTGGCAACACTTTCAAAATCTATTTTTATAAATCTATAAGCAAACATTTTTAGAGCTTCTTTTTGTTCTTTTGTGATATTATACTCCTCTAATGCTTTTATCTTTTCATTGTATTTATTTAGATTTATGCAATCAGACAAATTAATGTTTGGTTGTTCTTTCGGTTCATAATATAGGGGATCATATTTCAATTCTGAAAGCAGTTCTGTGTTTTTTATTGTTGGAACATTAACCGCCCAATCTTCTAATTTGCTAACATCCCATTCATTCGCCAACATATCCCAATCCCATTCACCAAAGCCAACATTGTCTTTTATTATAAATTGCTCTTTTTGTTCTGTTGTCAAATCTTTTTCTTGAATGTAATATGTTTCTTTTATACCGAGTTTTTTCAATGCCTGTAGTCGCATGTTGCCACCAAGCACAATCATATTTTCATCAACAACTATTGGTCTAATTTTAAGCATTTGCGGAAACTCCTTAATTGACTTGACCAACTTCTTGAACTTGTCTTTGCTTATTGTTCTGGGGTTGTCTGGGTTTGGTTTTAATTTGCTAACTTCTATTTTTTCTGCTTTCATTTAGTTTTTTTTTTAAGTCAATCATTGCATATACTTGAAAACAAATATTTTCCAAATGTTTTATTCGTGCGAACATATTAAACATATTGTCATTCTCGGCTTTATTGTGGCAATCGCGACAAAGACCAATTAAATTTTCAATGTAATCCCGTTCCTGTTTGCTTCCAATTTTTGACCTTTTAGTTAAGTGATGAACGTCCGTAGCTTTTGAACCGCACATTTCACACGGAATAAAATCGTCCATTCCATAATCAAAAAAATCAAAATAAACTT